ATCAAGAAGTCACTGACCACCGCGAGATAGCGCGCCTTGGGCGGGCTCCCGGCGACATCGGCAAAGATGACCCCCGACGAGACGTCACACGACTGCAATGGATCGCTGATGTTCGTTGCGTAAACGTTTGGTCCGTATTGCGCGAACTGCCAGAGGTCGTCGGTGGCGAGGTGATAGCCGCCGACCTTGCTGAAATCGGACCATGCGGCCATGGACGCGAATTTCTCGAGTTTGGCGCTCGTCCCGGCGAAGACCGCCACGGCATTGCCCAGCGTCCGCCCCATGTAGGCCCCGCGGCACGCCGAGGGCAGCGCCGCCGAGGCAATCGCCATCTGCGGCCAGGGCACGTAACTGGTGCGGCCGGGGCGCACGCCCGAGATATCGCCGGCGAGCGCAACGTCCAAAGTACTAGCATCCGGGGCCCACTTGCCGAACGGCGTCATCAGCTATTTTCCGACGTAGCTGCGCGACTTGGTGCCGCCGCCGCCGGTATGCCAGCGACCCGGCTGCGTCGAGGCGGGCCGTGTCTTGATGTCGGCGGGCGTGTTGCCCGTGTTGCTCTTCGCCGGGCGCTTGGCGGGCTTGGATTTCTGCTTGGTCGCCATTGGCTCTCCTAGAACGCTGTTGCCATGATCTGCGATGTGGCACGCTTGGAGCTCGTCTCGCGCTCGAGCCGCGCCTTGGCGCCCTCCGCGGCGGCCGACATGCGCTGCGCCAAGCCGTCGTCGTTGGTGACATGCACCGCGAGCAGGAGCTTGGCGTGCGCGCGGATCAACTCGAACGCCTCGGTCATCCAGACATTGCCGATGGTGTCGTCGGTCGGGGCAGCCTTCTTGATGCCGCCGATGAGCCGGATGGTCGTGATCCTGTTCGGGATCGGGAAGAGCAACATCCCCCGATCGGCCCACGCCCAATTGAACGGATCGCCGCTCGATGCCGTCGAGTTGATCAGCGCTTCGAGCACGGTCGCGTCCTCGCGCGCCAGCGAGTAGATCTGATTGCCGGGGCCGGTAATCTGGACGTCGTCGACCGCGTACATGTTGGGGATGTCGGGATCGTCGGCGGAACTGTAGTAGCTCTGCCCGGCGACGGTCGCGAAGGTCGCGGTGCGCGTCTCGGTAAAATAGAACCTCGTCGAAGCGTAGTGCGTGATGGCGTCGTCGATCGCCGAGTAAATCTGGTTCGGGATGTCATAGCGCGCGAGGTCGTCCTCGATCCGCGATTTGAGCACCGATCGGGTGGTCATGTTGCCTCCAGCTTCAGCCGCTCGGGGCAGCGTTTCACGTGAAAATGCAGAGCTTGCGGGAAGGCCTTGCCGCACCAGGCGCAGGTTCCAGGCTTGCCGCCGCGTGCCTTGGGTGAGGGGATTTCCGGCACCGCGATGATTTTGCCGGGCATGATGCATTCAGCCATTTCCCGCCGGGCGGCTTCCAACTGTGCCTGCGCCTCCTGCCACGTCCCGCGCATGTAGGGGTCCAGCCCAGCCTCACGCAGCTTCGCTACTTGCCAGCGCCGCATGCGCTTCCTCCTCTTTCACAAACCGCACATTGCCGAGGTTGGCGTCATGGGCAACGCACCCGTCCCAATGAACCAGCTTCAGCCTCGGATCGACGTATATTTTGCAGCCCACCTGCTCCGCCCAACTACAGAACAGGAAGTCTTCGCCAATTAATCCGAGATACGGCCCCGGCACGCCGAGCGCCTCGAGCGCCGCCACCGTCTCGGCCGGCGGTGTCACCGGGTCGAGGCTCAGCCAGAAATAGTTGCGGTAGAAGCGCAGGTACTCGCCGACGATGATCGTGCCGTTGGGTAGGTAGCGCTGCGCCTGGCCGCTCTCGGCGAGCCGATCGAAGACGCTGCGGTCGATGCACACGAACGCCGTGGCGACACGATCCACGAGCCACAGACCAGTGGCTTCATCTTCCTTCGGCGGAATGTCCTTCCACCTTACGACCAGCCGCGCCGGCTCGTTCCACTTCGGGTTACGCGCCTGGTGTACGCCGCAGACAATGTCGACCGGCGCCAACAGCATGTTGATGGCATCGTCTACGCTGTCCTCCCAAGAGATATCGGCGTCGACGAACCAGACCTTGTCGCAGTCCGCCGCGAGCGCCTGCGCCACGCACCAGTTGCGGGCGTCCGGGAGGATCGGGCAACCGCGGCCGGTGATCAGCAATATCTCGATGCCGCGGGCCGCCGCCGCGCCCATCGTCTTGACCACGGACGCCATCAGCGCGTCCTGAACGTGACCCGTGTAAGTGGGCACACACAAAGCGACCTTCATCATGTCTCCAAATAAAAGGCGGCGGGCGCCGGGATGAAGCGCCCGCCAGATGCCCCGAGGGAGGGTTCCGGGGCCCGTTCGCTTAGCTCAGGAGACAACTCCTGCATACTTGATGATGAACGTCGCATTTCCCGTTGTGGCTGCAGTTCCCGTCTGGGTATACTTTACGTATACCTGGGTGTCGGCCGCCAGTTTGCCGAGTGCAGTGCCGGTCGGGGCCAGATTGAGCACCAGTCCCGCCGTGGCCGCGACCGTTGCCACGATGTTGTTCGCCGTCGTCCCATTAAGGCCGATGGTGAGCACGTTCGTGGTAGCCGCATTGAACGCGGTGTTCACGCTCACGTCCGTCGAGAGGATGATCGCTCCCGCCGGCAGCCATTTGCCCGTCGCGATACCCGTCGCGGCGCCCGTGTCGTTGAAGTTCACGTCCTGGCAGATCGTGTTGACGACCTGCAGGTGTCCGCGGCGGCCGGGGCCGCCCTGTGTTCCGGTAGCCATGTTCTGTTTCCTCCTGGCTACGCGTGGGCCGCGGCCCAGCTATCGACGGCGATGACGCCGAAGTCGACGCTGTTGAACTGCGTCTTCTTCATGCCGAACATCGCCTGCGCGCTGATGCCGAGCTCCCGCTCGTAGTCGAACAGCTCCTCGACCCAGTCGAAGGTGTTCTCGTCGGTGTTCATGGCGAAGCCGAGTGCGGCCGCCTGAGCGCCGAGCAGGACCGCCCGCCGGGTGGATGCCACGGCCACGCCGGTCGTGGAGTTGGTGGCGAGCGGCACGTCGAACGCCGAGCGCAGGACCACGCCGTTGTATTCGCCGAGGGCCCCGGTGTAGATCGGCGACTTCGAGTTACGCCCGCCCATCAACGCCGCCTTCTCGATGTCGAACCAGTTGCCGGCGGTAGATGCGTCCACACGCAGGTCGGTGACCTGATATGGGTGCAAATACATGCAGTATTTCTCTTCGCCGTTTATCATAACCGGGCGGATCGGGCCGGTGGTTGCTGTCGAGGTCTTGGCGACTTCCACCGCGTAGTCGATGTACTTGAGCATGAACTTGTCGGAACTGCCCAAGCTCTCGGCGGCGGTCGTGGTCGTCGCGTTGCAAGCAAGACGGCGGCCGCTGCTGTATGCGGTCGTCGCCTGGAGGCCCGTGTATTTCGTCCTCGTCTCCGCGGTGTTGCTGCACACCTGGTTGAAGAACGACACCGACATGCGCTTGGCGTACCAGTCGCGCAGGCCCGACTTGCCCTCGTCGCGCAGGTTGAACTGCACGCGCTTGGCATCGATGCGGCCCTCGTTTCGCACGCGAACCGCGTGCGACAGCTCGTTGATGAACACCGCATCCGAGTAGGTAGTCAGCGATTCCTCGTTGCCTTCCAGGGTCTCGTTCTCGGTGACGCCGTCCCCGATGAGCTGGGTGCGGAGGCCGAACGTCACTTTGTCGCCTGCGCCTTTGTTGAACTCTTCCTTGCGGTGGATGATGCTGTCGGGCGAAGTTCCGATGAGGGGCGCGATGCTGGTTGCCTTGAGCGCCTCGACGGAAAGCTTCTTCGCCCACAGTTTCACCGCCAGGGCGTCATTGACGCCGTAGCTGGTCACAGCCATGAAAATGGCTCCTGTGGTTGATGGAAACTTGGGTTTCTTCCGTCCGGTTTGACGCTCACCGGCAGGGCGCAGCACGTTTTGTCGTCAACGGCCAACGGTCGGGTTTGACGTTCACCCGGCGAGACGCAGCACGTTATATCGTCAACGGCCAACGTAGCGTTTTACGGCCGCCGCCGTACGCACTTACACCAATGGCAGAACTACTTGTAGCGACCGCCCTTGCTGCCGCCCTTGGAGCCGCCGCCCTTGACGCTCGCCATGCCGCCGACCGGATGACCACCCCCCTTCGGCGACATGCTCACCGGAGCGGGAGCGGCCTTGCCGCCGCCCTTCGTTTTCGTCGAGTTACCCATTTGTCTTCTCCTTTCACGCTTAACGCCGGCTCCGCGCCGGTTCCTTGCCCATCAGCCGATCCGCGGCCCTCGGGTTCTTGCTCACCCAGACGTCGAAATCCTCGTTGCTCATGGTCGCGAGTAGGGTTGCCGTCATCTGCACGGGCGCGGCGCCGCCCCCCGTGCCGGACAGCGTCCGGTTACGCTCCTGGCCGGTGGCGACGCGCTCGATCTGCCGGTCGGCGGCGTTGTCGTGCCCGTTGCCGGCATGCCCGTTGCCGGCCTTGTAGCCGCGCTGCCTGGCGATCGTGTAGAGCGTTTCGGCCGGCGATACGCGGCGCTGGAAGGCGTTGGCCGCGAGGTCCATCTCCTCCTGCTGCAGCGCCGTGATCACCTGCGACTGATTCAGCCCGAAGGCCTGCATTTCGTTGGCGCGGCTCTGCAACCAGAACCGATAGGCCTCGTTGTAATCCGGCGTCTGCGCCTTGAACCTGACGGCATCAGCCTCCGCGGCGCTCGCCAATTGCCGCGCCTGTGCCTCCTGCTGCTGCTGCTCCGTCCATTGCTGGCTGCCTTGCTGCAAGCCCTGTTCGAGGCGCTCAATACGCTGCTGAAGATGTTCGCCGGCAGCGATCGGATCGACGGCCCAGGCGGGCGCCTCCGGTGGCTGCGGCCGGTTCATCTCCTCGATGATGCGCAGGCGCTCGTCGATGCGGGCGCGCTCCTCGCTCATCCGCCGGTTATCGGCCTCGAGCTGCTGGCGGATGCGCCGCTCTTCGTGGAACGCCGCATGTGGGACGAACTGCCCACGTTCGGGCTTGCGCTCAGCCTCGCCCTCGCCCTCGCCCTCCGGGGCCTCGCCTTCCTCGTCTTCCGCCGGCGGTGCCGCGGCCTCCGGTTCGGCCTGCTCCTCGGCCGGCTCGGGTTCGGTCGGCGCCGAGGTGACTTCCTGCATGGCCGCAAAAGCAGCGTCTTCGGCTTTACTCATCTCAGGCACGTCACATGCTCCTCAAGCGTCCTGGTGTGAACAGGAACGGCAAATTATGCGGTAGCCCATCGGTGGGCGGGGTTACAGGGTGCGGGACGCCGGCACCGCCGCCCCAGAAGGCGAGCAGGCTGCGGAAGCCGGATCCGGCGGCGCCAGGGGCGATGTAGCCGGCCCCGCCCATCCAGAACGCCAGCATGTTGCGGGTTCCGACAGCGCTGCCAGTCGGCCCTGCGCCCAGATCCAGCCCGATGAAACAGTCGTTCGGAGTTCCCGTCGACAGGGCGCCCGCCGGGACGCGATAGCTGTCATAAATGTTGACGATGCTGGCGGCATACACCACCGCGCCGGGATTGCACCACGTCTGCCCGTCAAACGCAGTGACCGCCATGAGCAGCGAGTAGTAGCCATTGGCGAGAAGCGTGAGTGGAGTGACGCTCGTCCAGGCAAAACTGCCCACGCTGATGCCGGTATAGTCGATGACGGCGGTCGCAATGAGAGTGTCGGTGAACCACTCATAGAGCTTGACCGTATGGGTGCCGGTTTGGGCACTCGAGTGCCTGCGCGCCCCGATCCAATTGATCGGGATGTCCGAGGTGCCGATGCCAATCCTGACACCCACCTCGCCCGTGAAGTCATTTCGGTCGCTCCCCGGCGTGTAGGAGACGAGAAGGGACGAGGTTGGCCCAGGCATCTACTAATCACGCCGGATCGCTCGTCGTGATCGGATCAGCACCCGCGGTGCCGGTCAGCGTGCTCGTCCAGCTCGAGGTGCTGTCGTCTTCCTTGTAGACGGTCAGCGTGCCTGACGTGATCTGCCACTTGTTGCGCAGGAAGCGCAGCGCCTGGCGCACGGTGCGCACGCTGCTCGAGCCGCTGTCGGTGCCGGTCGTCATGTTGCGGTCGAGGATCGCGTCGGCGACGCTGTTGCGTTCAGAGCTCGTCAGGGCCACCGCGGCGGTGACCGAGCCGACACTGCCGACGACATTGCCGCCAACGTTGCCGGTGACCGAGCCCACCGCGCCAGTGACCGAGGCGACTGAGCCCACGACGTTGCCGCCGACGTTGCCCGTGACGGAGCCTACCGCGCCGGACACCGAAGCGACAGAACCCGTCACCGAACCTACCGCGCCGCTCACGCTCGCTACCACCTGCGTCGAGGAGATCGTGGTGCCGGTGAGGGCATTAGTCGTCGTCGGTGAGCCCACGTTCGCCCAGTCGACGCCCGCCTCGCCCGTGGCGCTCACGTCGAGGGTTCGGGCGGCTACGGTCGGCGCCAAGCGGCTGCTCACGGCCGCATCCAGGTTCGCCAGCCCCGCTGCCGTGGCGTCCTGGAGATCCACCCCGGTGAGCTGTATGGCGATGCTCACCTGCGCCATGCCGGTGGCGCCCTTCAGCGTCACCACAACACTATCGGCGCCCGACGCTACCGCCGCGTTCGGCACATCCAGCCGGTAGACGCCAGGCATGTTGGCGCTGTCCACCTCGGCGAAACCGCCGCTCGACCAGGCGCCACTGGCGGTTTGCGTCACCAGCGTGATGGCGGTCGCGGCAGCGCCGATGCGAGCGTAATAGGCCGTCAGGCCCGAGGTGCCGAAGGCGAGCCCGGTCTTGCGGCCGCCCGTGGTGCTCGTGCTGTCCAGCACCTCGATGTAGACGGTCTGGCTGGTGGCACCCTTCTTGATAAGCCTCATGACATGCCACCCCAAAGGCCCGGATTAACCAAGAGCCCGCCCCCGCCGCCGCCACCACCAGTGTCTTGATGCTGCGCCGCGCCGATGTCGGGATAGCTCGCCGTCAGTCCTAACGAGAACAACGCCGGCAGGCCCGCCGCCCGTAGAGACGCACCGGCCCCGGCCGTATTGTTAAGCGCGAAGTTGCCGCTTGCCGCATTCACGAACGCTGATCCCGAGAGGGCAATCGCGCCAATTAGGCTCGGATTGAGCGATGGCGCATTAACCCCACCGCTGGCATTGCCATAAGTAGAGCAGTTAAAAGTGATGGTTCCGGCTGCAGCACCAGAAAAATTAAAGCCATATGCAGCGTTAGCCTCCGCATGGCAGTTTATCCAGTGAGCAGAAGCCTGAGGAACGGCACTCGACTGCCTACCACCACTACGACCGTTATTATACATTATGCAGTTTTCAGCCACGCCACCACCCGTCAGATCTATTCCATCGGTAGACCCACCAGTATTTCCATAAATCAGACAATCGTTCCAGTAGCCAGACTGACATTGCGTCGTAGTGTTCGCATAAATCTCACAGGCGAAAGCATTCGAGCCAGAAGCACCAGCAGTGCCAAAGATGGAAGCTGAATTGGCAGTAATTTCACAAAAAACTGCTCGTATTGTACTAACTGATGCGCTATTGAACCCGTGTATCTTGCAACGATAAAAATTCCCCGCCTGCGCGAGTTTGGAAGATGTCTGCGAATTTCCATCACAGTCAATATTTATGAATATTCCAGCCATGAAGCCCATGGTCACTAACGTGGCGCTTGCCACGTTTAGCTGTAACACCGGCTTGGTGTCGGTGTTACTTATAGTTCTTGTGGTGGAATAACCCACCCAGGCAACGCTCGACGTCGAATTCAAGCAGCCATTAGAGACGTTGGCGGATGCGCTTGTAATTGAGTAAGTGCCGGCCTTGATAAAGACGATGTTACCGCTGATCACCACGGCGCCGTTCTTGCCCGGTGACGCAAGCGCCCCACCCATCGCGCCAACGCATGTTTGGCCCGCCGAGCCCACCACACGGTCCATCGTCCATTGCTGGCCGGAACGCGACACGATCTGATACCAGCCAGCGACGGCAGTTCCACCAGTGATCTGAAGGAAATTACCCACATCACCTGCAGCGCAGGTGTAATCGCCCGCACTAACGTCAATTATGGTCGTCGTTCCATTTACCACGCTCGCCGCTGTGAGCGTGGCGTGAGCCGTGGTCGCCTGCGAGTAATCCGTCCCGCCCCCACCGGAGACGTAGCCGCCGCCATTGTTGTCGGAGCCGCCAGTCTGAACTTCCCAGACGGTGTTACCGGATAAAGCCATATCAGCTCGCCGTCAGGGGACGCACGCACGGCAGGGCAATGATCTGATCGTTGATATCCACGATCAGCGTACTCATGATCGTCATGACCTGAGAAACGTTCAGCGCAGTCAATCGAGAGCGCCCATCGGCCGGATCGTCACCCACGACATCCGCCCCATTGGCAAAAAACACATTCGTGCCGCCATCCCACTGTGTCTCCGCGCTGACCATGAGCACCTTCAGTGCCCTGATCTGCTCACAGAGAGGGCGCACCTGCTCATTGACGAACTTGAGCGCAATGGGGTCGCTGATCACTGCCATGATATTCTCCTATGCTGCCGCCGCCTTGATGCGCTCAATGCGCCCGGCCGCCTCGGCCTTCATGCGCTCGGCCTGCGCAAGAGCCTCGGCCGCCTGGCGCTTCATCTCCTCGGCCTCGCGGTGCAGCGGATCGATGCGCTGCTCGCGCCGGCCGACCGCCTCGTCGCGAGCCTTGATCTCGATGCCCTTCTTATCGATGGCGGCCTCGCGCGCGGCCAGTGCCACCTCGCGCCGGGTCAGGTCGGCGTGCGCCTTGGCGGTATCGGCCAGAGCGCCGTCGCGCATCTTCTCGGCCTCATGCTTCTCTCTTGCCGCATCCTTGGCGGACTTCTCCGCGGCGGCCAGCGCTTCCTTGGCTGCCTCACCCTCCTTGCGGATCTCGGCGAGCGCCTTCTCGTTCTCCTCGACCTTCTCGTTGATCTCGTCGAGCGCCGCCTTGGCCTTCTTCGGGTCCGACAGGACGGTCAGGAGCGCATAGACGGCGCCGGTGTCGGCCGGACTGACGTTCACGCCACCGATCATGGGGTTCACCTCATACGTTGGATATGACAGCCAGCTTGTGCCCTGGCTGGACGTGGAAGTACTCGGTCTGGTTGGCCGCGAGCCGGGTAAAGGCCGTCGTCGCCGTGGGGCTGGTCCCGAACGACAGCGAGCAGATGGCGTCGCAATGCACCCGGATGTATTGCGTCGTCGGCCCGAAGGCGGCGCTCGGCTGCGTCGCCCCGCCGATGGCGACGGTCTGGTATGCCTGCGCGGGCTCGGCGCCCATGGCGATGCTGCCGCCGGCGCCGACCGGGATGCGCTCGTATTCCGTGATGTAGAGGGTGCCCATTACCGGCCTCCCGGCGAGGTCTTCGGCCGGTGCGCCGCGGTGATCCGGGCCGCCTCGACCTTGCCGGCGGCCGACACGACGGCGGCATGAGCCTTGGTCGCCTTGTCGGTCGCCATCCAGCCCGCTTCCGTCACCAGGTCAGCTTTACGCTGCGCCTGCTTGTCCGCCACGTCGGTGAGCAGCTTTGCCTGCGCGATGGCGTGCTCGTTGTCGAGCTTCTGCTGTTTCAGGACGTGGTCGGACGTCGCCCGCGCCGCGGCGATCTCGGCATCGCTCTGCGCCTTCTGGCCCTTGATCTGACCGTCCTGCAGGATCTTCTCGTACTCGAGCTGCGTCTGCGCGCCCTGATCCCCGCCACCGGCAGCCGCGGCCTCGGCGCTGGCCTTCGCCGCGCTCGCCTGCGCCTCCTGCGCCTGGGCACTCTGCAACATTGCCTTGGTCTGCATCAACGCCGCCTGGAGCTCCTGCATCTGCTGCTGGATCGGGGCCTTTTGCTGCTCGTCGTTGGCGATCTTCTTCTGCCATGTCTCGACCACGCTCTGCGGCAACGGGCTATACTCGAACAGTATTGCGAGGTCGCTCGCCTCGAGCTTGTCGCCGAGGAACGGCATCATTTGCATCAACGTCGCCCAGACCTTTTCCTTCTGGTTCGTACTGGTCGGATCGTCGTCGACCACCACGTCGTATTCCGTCACGCCGGGCTGGTGGATGAGCGGCACGTACTGCGCGCCCTCCTCGCCGACGATGCGGATCAGCCGGCCATCTGAAATGTAGTTCTGGATGAAGTACAGCATGATCCGGCCCTGGCGCTTGCGGTAGCGGCGCAGGCTGTCGAACAGCGCCGCCAGGACCGTCATGCCCGACTGCTTGCGGTGCTCGGCCAGGACGCCGCTCTGATCCTGCTCCTGCAGACCGGCGAGCTCGAGGTTGACGCCGCTCGCGTCCCGGATCGAGCTCAGCGCGTATTGCATAAGCCCGGCGAGGTCTTGCGGTAATGGCGGGGCCACCTTCGGCTGGATCTTGTTGCCGGCGATCGCCCCCGGCTTCAGCCAGGTGATGCGGTCGCTGCGGGCGTAGCTGTCCTCGGCGTCGCGGTCGTTGTCGAAGGCGCCGCGCTCGGCGAACAGCCCGCCTTTCGCATTCGTGTTGAGAATATGAAGGCTCTGGCTCAGCCACTTGTTCGCCCAGCGCTGCGGATCCTTCATCGCCCGCACGATGCCGTACCAGGTGCCCTCGTTCTGGTCGCGCTCCCCGGTGATGCATTCCCACGAGAAATGCCCCTCGCAGGCGGCCGGGCCCATGCTCAGCACCTTGGCGCCGATCAGCGCCTGCTTGTAGATCTTGCGGACCTGGCGAACGCCCTTGATCGGCGGCATCCCGAATTGCGCCGAGAGCAGCGCCGCCCGCCGCTTGAGCTGCGGCCAGTCCTTCTCGTCGATCTGCTCGACCTGGCCCTGGAACGAGACCCTGTAATAATTCTCGCGCTCCCACCATTGCAGGTGAACGAGCGTCACCTCGTCGCCGTCCTCGGGGCCCTCCTCGTCGATGTCCTGCTGGTAGGCCACCTGCGGATCGGCGTTGTGCGGCTCCCTGGTGTCGTCCTTGCCGCCGCGCGCCCAGGCGGCGTCGAGGTCGATGTCCTCGGCATCCGGCGCGAGCAGCCGCGCGTCCTCGATCGGGATCGTGCGCACCCGCCACGTCCGCCGGGCGTCGGCGAGGTTGGGCTTGCGGGCGCTGCCGTCCCAGAACATCTCGAGCGGGTCGAGGCGCTCCTGGGCGATCATGCCCTGCGGCTCGTTCTCGTATTCCATCCGGGTGTCGATCCACCCCATCCCGCAGATGACGGTATCCCTGAAGGCGTCGGATTCCTCGTCCTCGGCATCGCAGGCATCGCGGGCCCAGTCGGCGGCCGACGTCAGCACCTCGTCGGCCTTGGCGTCGCCTTGCGTTCGCGGAAAAAACCTCACCTCACGCCGGTTGCCGACCTCGATGCCGATGACCGTTTTGACGGTGACGTTGATTTTGTCGAACGTGATCTCGGGCCGGTTCTGGTCACGGAGGACGCGCTTGTCCTCGTCGCTCCACTGCTTCAGCGCGGCGAAGTCGAAGTCCTCCTTGGCGATGCGGCGCCATTCCTCGCTGTGCTCGCGGTCTTCCTTCCACCAAAGCTTGGCGGTCTTGAGCAGGCCGTCCTTGTCGTCGGTGTCGGGGCCCTCGACCTTGGCCGCCGCCGGGCTTTCCGCTTCGTCGTTTTCGAGGTCGCCGATCATGCCGTCGCCCGATGATGGTAAGCCGGCCAGTCCCGATATGGGACCTCACCAACGGGGCCGTCCGTATACTGGCGCAAGTCGCCGACCTCTTCGCCTTCGGCAAAGGCCCGCCAGTGGTGATGCCACTTGCCGTTCTTGTCCTTGTCACTGATGAACAGATCTACCGTTCCGTCATCGCGCACCAACAAATGGATTTCCTTCAGTCTGAGGAGGTCGCCGATCATTCAGGATCCACGCCCCAGTCTATTTCAATATCCAAAGCCACCGCCCTCGCTTCCATTGCCCGCCGCAAGCCCGCGGCAAAGCGCTCACCCGCCAATTCTGCCCGGCGAGCGGCCCGAGCCGCGGATCACCGCTGAGGATCCGCGCCATGGGCTTTCTTGCGTTCGCGGTAGCGGCGCTGGCGCTCGGCGTTACGATAAGCGTTACGGGCCGTAACGGGCTCCGTTATGGCGTTACGGTCGTCCGGCGTTACAGGCGTTACGGCTTCAGCGTTATGCGTTACGGTCGCGTCACGCGACAACTGCGTGACCAGCGCTTCCAGTCGGACCACGCGCACCTCGAGCCGCGCCAGCCCATCGGCAAACGCCACTTCGCTTGGCTCGTTCGGCCGCGCGTCGATCGTCCGCTCGCGGATCTGCCGCTGCTGGTGGACGATGCCCACGGCTCAGACCGCCGGGCTGCGCCTGCGCCGCCAACGGCCAAACGCACCCACGCCGACAACGCCCGCCGGGAACAGCAGCGCCGCGGCCGGGATCGGCGTCGCCGCCCCGATCCGGGGAACGATGTAAAAGCTCTCGCCGCCGTCGACGGCATGGTCCCAGCTCGCCTGAAAGAGCAACCTGTCGCCGGGAAGAATGCCGGCCAAGCCGAGGTTGAAGCCGGTGATCAGATAGTCCGCCGAGCCGTTACCGTTCCTGATGTCCGGCATGGCGAACGGCGCCGCCAGGTCAAACAGGATCAGCGATCCAAGCGGGCCCGTGCCAGCCTGGTCGAGATCGAGCAGCCTGAACTGCTCCAGCACCTCCGACGCGGCGTGCGTGCTGTTGACGTCAACCGCGACCCCGAATGTCAAATTCAAGTCGCCGAGGCCGGTGAGGAAGGCGCTGAGCTGCCCGACCGTGTAGGGCGTCACCGTGAGGTCGTCGCCGTTGGCGAAGGCGCCCGTGATGTTGCTCGAGAACAGGTTGAAGCTGCTGTCGTTGCCGGTCGAGTTGAAGTTATTGTAGCCGAAGCCGACAGGGTTATGCGCCTGTGTCGTCGCGCAGATGATGCAGGGATCGCTGGCCGACTGCGGCACCACGTCGGCATCGGCCAAAGGGGTGACGGTCAACAGGCTGGCATAGGCAGGGGCCGACAGCGAGCCCAGCAGGGCAGCCGCCGCGGCGAGCGTCGCGTAGGTCTTCATTTATCCGAACCTCCCGGTGAGCAGCAGAATGAGAAACACGATCAGGATCAGGCCGACCACGCCCGATGGGCCGTAGCCCCAGTTGGCGGCGTGCGGCCATGTCGGCAGCGCCCCGACCAGGATGATGATCAGGACGATGACGAGGACAAGCATCAGGATGCTCATGTCAGCCCCCTCATCTGCCCCATGGGAGACCAGAAAGCACCACGATCAGGGCGATGGCCCAGATGGCGAAGAGCGAGGCGCTAATCTCCCGCGTGATCAGCGCCCAAACGAAGCTCAGGATCAGGAAAACGAGCGCGAAGATATGGACGATGAAGTCGGTGGACATGGCTACGCCGCCGCGGTGACGTCATTCGACCGCGCCGTCACCGTGCCGAGCGCATTCGTAGCCGCCACGACGCAGGCCATGGCGGCGTCCACGTCCGCCGGCGTGACCACGTAGTCCGCCGCGGTGGCTCCGGCCACGTTCGCCCCGTCCCGCTGCCACTGGTAGGCGTAGCTGTGCGGCTCCGCCTGCATGTTTTCCCAGTTGCCCATCGTGCAGCTCAGTGTCGCGCCGTTCTGTATGGCGAGGGGAACATCGACGTTGACGGGCGGCTCGAGCGGCGCGGCCTCGGCGGCTTCCTTGGCCGTCAGCGCGGCCTGCCAGTCCTGCTGGCTGGCGTAGACGGTGCCGTCGAGGTCGACGACCGCGCCGTTGGTATGGACGGTGCCGACATCGATGGTCTCAGCGCTGGCGGCGAGCGCCGTAACCGGCCAGGCGATGCCGTCGGCGCCGATCGACCATGCGATGACGACCAGCGGCGGCGGAAAGCGGAGGATGCCGTCCTCGCCCTTGGTGGCGGTGAGGACGGTGTAGCCGGGGCCGGCCGGGATGATGGTGCCGCCGGCGGGCATTGTCGGGATGACGCGCGCCTCGGCCGCGGGGGCGTCGGCATCGGTGTCACGGACGTCACGCTTGGGGGATTTCATGGGTTGCTCCATCGTGTCCAGAGGCGCAGCAGGAGGCGGATGCGTGGGCGCTTGGCCTGCGGCGTGGGCCGGTTGCAGTCGTAGCGCAGGCGGCGCGTCACGCGCTCATCCACCACGGGGGGCGGCGTCGCGGAGGGGTTGGCGCAATCCACATGATCTCGCCGATGTGAGCGATCTCCCGCGCCTTCATCGGAGACACCCTCAGCCGCCTGCCAAGCTGGGAATAACTCAGGCGATCGTAAACTATGAGATGCCGCGCTCTGACGTAGCGCCATTCTCTCTTGGTCACGCGCTCACTCGCCATTCCGGCAGCAATTGCCCCGGCACGTTGCGATACGTGATGCCCGCCGATCCGCGCCAGTCGAGCCAGTCGTGTAGCGGGCGGTACGGCCCGACGAGCGGGCGCCGCCAGGCCCCGTGCGGCTCGATGAACTGCCGCCACAATTGCTGCAACGCGTGCTGGTGGACTATATCGGGATCGTAATAGACCGGCGTGGTCCTCAGTATGCGCTCGTCATACGCTGCCCGGCTTTCCCCGCGGCGGCGCTTCAATCTGTCCTGCTCGGCCTTCCTCTCGCGTTTCCATCTATCATCACGGGCTTTTTGAGCCTGTTTTTCGGCGCGCTCTTTGGCCTGCTGTAGCTTGCGAGCGGCAACCCCTTCCGGCGAACGGAACCAGACCATCCGCCGGCCCTTCATTACCAGTTGCCGGGCGCGCTCCACGCCCACGCCCATTTCCTTGCCAATGTCCTTGAGCTTCCAGCCCTCGTCACGCAGGGCCAGCGCCTTGGCGCAACGCTCAAGGGCGATCCGCGTTCTCTCCCGGTCCCAGGCCGATTGCGTCACGCGCTCATCCAGGTGCTGTCGGCGGGGCGCTTCTGCCGCTTATACGCCTTGCGCTCGGCCGGGGCGCTGTCGTCGCCGAAGCCCATCGCGAAGGTCCGTAACGCATCCGCGCCGTGGCTCGACCAATCGTGCAGCGGCTTGGGCTTGAAGATCTTGGCGCCCTCGTCCCATTCGCGGCGGTAGGCCTGCAGGGCGTTGAGGCCGCGCTGGCACCGTTTCTCGTCGATCCAGGCGCGGGCGATGAGCCTGCGGGTGGCGTTGACGCCGTCCATGACGTGAGCCACCGGCACGACCGTCGGCGAGATGCCGAGCGTGCGCAGGGTGGCGGCCCGGCTGGTGCCGCTGGCGAGCTCGTGGTGCTCGACGTCGTGCGGAAACCAGTGGCTGACGCCGTTGCTGCCGTCGGCGTAACGCCAGGAATGCTCGCGGCGCTTGTCGTCGAGGACGCGGGCGTAATGGTCGAGGCCAGCGCCGCCCTCCTCGTGATAGTCGACGAGGCGGACCTCGCGGCCGACGACCTGGATGAACCAGATGGCGGTGCTGTCAGTGTAGCCGAGATCCCACGCGGTATGGACGGGGACCATGCGGTCGACGGGGACGATGCCGATGCGGCGCTGGTCGCGGGCGATGCTGAGCTCGGCGGCGTAGAAGGCGCCGAGGACTGCGGCCTCGAAGGAGCAGAGGTACTCCTGCTCGTAGAGGGCGCGGCCCTGGTCGGCACCGAACTGGGCGGCGTATTCGCGCTTTTCGATCTCGAGCTGCGCGGGCGTGAAGACGCCGGTGGCGGTGGCGGGTAGCACTTCGCTGAACCAGGTCGGGTCGGCTCGTGCCGCGTCGAGCATGGTCTTGGCGTGATTGTTGCCGCGGGGCGTGGTGATGAATAGCGCCCAGCCGTCGTTCTCGGCGAGGATCGGGCGAAGGTAACCCCAGGCGGCGGGATCCGATAGCGCCCATTCGGAGAAGACGACGCCCGCCGGCGGCGAGCCGACGAGACTGTTGAAATTATCGCTTCCGACGACGTGCCACATGCTGCCGTTCTTGAAGCGGATGGTCATCTCGTTCTCGCGGGTGGTATCGCGGAGCTCGAGGGGGAAGGCCTCATCGATGCGGCGGCGGCCGGTGTGGCTGTTGACGGCGTCCCAGACGGCTTTGCGGGCTTGTGTCTGTTGGGGGAGGAGGTGCCACCATGTCGCCGGGCGCTTGCTCATGGCGAGGGCTGTCCAGTGGAGGGCGACGTCGTCCTTGCCGGATCGTCGGTGCCAGATGGCGATGGCGCGCTTGCCGCCGTTACGGAGGTAACGCCAGAGGGCGAGTTGGTATGGCCTGGCTTGCCAGGCGCCGGGAAGCTGGACGGTTATGTCTTGGCCCAATGGTCGTTCAGCTCGACGGTGATTTTGCCATTGACGTTGAGGTCTTCGGAACTGAGGTCTGGCATGACCTTACGGAGGAGGCCGAGGCCGGCGGCGACTTGGGTAGCGCCCATTTTTCGCTTATCGAGCACATGTTCTTGTAATGCATTGAGAATTTGGGCGGCTTTGATTTTACTCCGATGCTCGTCGGACATTTGAAAGCCGGGCGAGCGGCCGCGTCTAGCCATGGCTTACTCGTTACGGGGTGCCGACCCATTCGGGATCGGGCGGCTGCGGGGCATTGATGGGTTGGGGTCGTTGGTTCATTTCGGCCTTGAGCTCGGCGATGGCGGCGAGGACGACGCGGAGGGAGACGTTGACGCGGTCGAGGGCGATGATGATAGCCTCGTCGGTAGCCTGCCCTGGACCTGATCCGGGGTCAGGGGTGGTCATTGGGCGGGGCGGCGCGTCGGAGGAGCTCGGCGATGTCGGCGCGGGCGCTGGCGAGGGTGTCGCGGATATCGCGGAGGATGCGGGCGAGGTCGTGGTCGCCGTGATGCTCGGGCTCGTGGTGGCCGATGGCGAGGCTGGGGATCTCGTCAGGAAGCTCGCCCGTGGGCTGATCGCGGTAGCGGGTGGAGGTGCCCATCAGGCGGTAGCCGCGGCTGGTTCGGGTGCGGGCTCGGGCGGGGCGGGGCCGTCGTTGGGGGGTTTTTGCGCGGCCGGCAGGTTTGTGGCGAGGTGCTCGACGTCATCGCTGAGGTCGGCGATATCCTTGGTCATGGCGACGAGGGTTTTTTCCACCCGTCTCACCGCGGTGAGGATGTCGTCGTTGGTGGCCTCGGCGGGCTGGGGCTCGGGCTCGTAGCGGGGTGTGCTGCGCTTTGCCATGGGGTGGCTCCTAGTAGCCTGAGAGGGAGATGTTGCCGGCGGCGCCGCCACCGTAGACGGCACGGCGTGGAGCCTGTTGCGGGGGCGGGAGCCTGCCCCGGCGAAAGCCGGGGGGCTGGCGGTACTGCGGCATTGGCTGGCGAGGCGGCTGTTGTGGGTTCCAGGGCATTTGGCCGCCCATGCCCGAGAGGATGCCGGCCCAGTTTCCGGGGGGCATCTGGCCTTGCGGGGCTTGTCCCTGTCCCCATGGCGTTTGGCCCGGCTGCGGAGGTACGGCACCCGGATATTGGCCGGCGGCGGGATCGGCGTTGTAGGCCCGCATCTGGGCGAGCATGGCGAGGATATGCGGAGGGATGGGGCCTTGCGGCCCCCCTTGGCCGGGCGGCTGCTGACTGGCGATTCGTTGAGCCCATGAGGGTGCGGCCTGATAGGGCAAGCCTTGCGGCTGAGGTGGTGGCATGCCGGCGCCGCCCGCGCCGAACATCCCAGCCATACCGGGCATTCCCATCGATGTGACCATGTGATGATCCTCGGATGTGGGTCGCAGGGAAGCCGGGTCGGCTGTGCGGTCGGGCCCGGCTTGTCGGCTAGTGCGGGGCGGGGGGCCCTTGCTCGCGCCTATCCCTGCGGTTGGTGAATGCGTGAATGGCGGGCGTAACTTTGGCCGGCCCCCGTTCGCGGGGCCCCGCGTAACTCAACCGGGCGGCAGTCTCGTGTCCGGGTGTGCCGGGCGTAGCTCCGCGCGATTACGACTGCACAACTCAGGCGACGATATGCCGGTTTGGCATGGCTGGCAATGGCAGGTCGAGAACGACCTTGAACAGCAGGACGGGGCGATCGCCGCGAAGCTCGACGCGGGGCTGCAGCGTGAAGCGGATGCCGACCGCGGTGAGCGCCTGCTGGAATGCCGCGAGCACGTCGGTCCCGCCTTCCTCGCGGCCCGCAACGTAATCGGCCTGCGACCAGACCTTGTGAGGCAGGGCGTCGCGCTCCAGTGCTCGAGCAACACGGTCGGTCTGCCGGCTCATGCGACGGCTGCCTGATGGACGGGCTCGGACTTCCAGCGGCCGAGGCTGCCGAGGAACACGCGCAGCTCGCGGTCGCCGTTGAGGTGCGTCTCCGACATGACGATGGCGCCGCGCTCGTCGTCGAGCGAGAACAGCCGCTCGGCGAGGATCGCGTCCATGACCGGGATGGGGATCGTCAGCGGCTCGCCGGAGAGCGGTCGGCAGACCAGGCGGACCACCCCACGGACGTCGTTGATGCCCGCGGTCGTCTCGCCCAAAAACCGCAATGCGACGAAAATGTAGCCGGGGAAGTGCGGCCGGTCGCGCCAGACCACCCGCCAGTGGCCCTCAGAGCGTCGCTGGCGCGTCTGAACGCGGTCGAGAGGGTAGGAGGTCCAAAAACCCGCCCGACGCAGCCACGAGGCCGCCAGACCCTCCTGGCAGGGCACTGTCTGGATCGCGTGCCACCGAGGCCCATCGGCGAGGGGAATGCGCTCAGCCGCCATCGGACGTCCCCCCATCCTCGAGATAGGCGTCCTCGAGATAAGCGGCGCGCATGTCGTTCCATGCGTCTCGCACAGACGTGTCCTCGAGTGCGTGCCCCTTCCGCCAGTTGTCGTCGTAGTATCCGCCATACGCGGCAGCCATCGTCTCGTTCGCCTCCCACGGCGCCACCCAGTGCGTGCCGCTGGCGTTGATGGCGGCGATGGCGGCGGCGGCCTGCCGCTTCAAGTCCTCATACGGGTTCGCCGCGTAATCGAGTGCCAGCGCCCGCGCTACCGTCTCAACGAGCTTGGGGTCCATCACGCCCTCCGCTTCAGCAGCTTCGTTGAAAGCAGATACGACGATATCGGAATGCTGTCCTCCTTGCCCGAAGGGGACGCAGGTGGTGCCGCTACCTCCGCTTGCTTTTCCGCCGAGCCACTTTCTTCCTGCGCCTGTGTAGTGCTCTGTATAGGACGATTATTCTCTATTTGGCTTTGGTATGCATGAGGTTCGCTTAGCGGCCGCAATGCGAATGCATCGGGTCGTCCCTTTCTTTTCAACCACATAGACCGCGCGTTAGAACTTTTACTCTGTCGTTTCTGTCTGACAGCATCGAAGGTTTCGAGCAGTTTCGCCTGAGTGAAACGCCCACCCGCAATGGTGGTCATGAACCGCATAATGGTGGGCTGCACCCGTCGCCATTGTCCTGGTGTGAGCCCAACAGTGCGGGCGATGAATTTGTCATCCAGCGGCAACGTCCCGCCAGATCGCCACATCGCGCCGAGCAGCAGCAAATACGCACCATGCTCGACCGTGGTCAGGTGCCTCGTGTCGCCGAGATAGGCGTCCCAGTACATGGGCATGTATGGCAGCTCAGCCATGACTGCCCCCCCTTACCTCATTTGCTTGACGCCGCGCCTCACGGCCCTGCACTACCGCCCGCAGCGCATCCCGCTCGTGCAGCCCCAGCGCCGCCGCTATGTCCACCGTGTCCATCCCGTGCCGCCACAGCCAGTCCGCCTCCGACACCGCCCGCAGCCAACTCTCGGGCGTCCGCCGCGTCGGGCGAGGCCGCCGCCACAGCACCGCCGGATCCGGCCACCGGTTCGGGTGCCGGCTCATGCGGACAGCATGTGCTTGACGACGTCCGCAACGCTGTCCGGCCGTAGCGCGCCCCAGGACGCGAGAACCGCCTTCGCCTCCTCCGGTGAGCGAGCAGTGGCGTATGGCACCTCAGCTGCCGCCGCCGCGTCAGCAAAGGCCTTCTGCTCCGCCGAGTGCCGACCCGTCCGCGTCTTCAGCTCGAGCGCGTGCGCCTGGCCGCGAACAATGACGATAAAATCAGATGCCCCCGGGATCATCCCCTGTCGCTTCAGGGATGCGCCCTCACGCTTGCTCCGCTTGCCCTCGTTCGCAGGATGCAAAAATAGTACGTCGCGCCGTCCGCAGTAGTGCAGCAGGTCGGCGACATAGATCTGCAGATCCCGCTCCGTCAGCCGCCGCGGGTCGCTCATGTCGGGGCCTTCGCCAGATATCGAAACTCAGCCGGCGGTCCCTCCGTCTCTTCCGGAATCGGCGCATCAAACGGCAGCTCGAGCAAACGCTTTCCAAGCAGGTTCGTCTTGAAATAGACTTTCACCCCCGCCTCACGCGCCTGTCCCACCAGGTCAATCACCCAATCCATCGGCGGCTTCCATTCCGGCGTCTCCGACGACCGGCTGGCACCACCGATGACCATCCAGTTGAAGCGCTCCAGATGCTTGAACTTTAACGGTTCGAGCATTGGCTCGACGGACAGCCAGCGCACCCCCGCTTTGATTTTCTCGAATGCCGCTTCGGCGTTAGGCACCCGCGCTTGCAGGTCGACAGTGGTCCCCATCCAAGCATTCGCAGGAATATCGAATTCCGCCATCCGCTTCGGAAACTTGGTCAGGCACAGGAAATTCCATTGTGGCGCCGCACGGATCTCGCGCAGCACCGTCTCGATCCATTCCTTGGGCACCCAGCGCCCGAACAGATCAGCCATCGAGCACGTGAAAACATTCCGAAACCGGGTGTCCGTCTCCGCTTCCTTCGGTACCTTCATCGACCGCGGCGCAAGCACCGTCAGCGGGCGGAAAGCCGGCTCAAAACGATGCGGATAAACCTTCGCCATCTTGGGATCGTTGGCGATGTCGCGGGCGTAGCAATACGGACAATTGTGCTCGCACCCCGTGACCGGGTTCCAAGACCATTGAGCCCACTCGATCGCATCGTTTTCCTGCTTATTGAATTTGCCAGCGTCGCCATCATCTCCAGTGAGAGAGATCAAATGGGCGCGTTCGTCGGACTCAAGGGTCTTGTATTCCGTCAAGGACACATTGCGACGGAGCCGTAGCGTGCGAGCGACGATCTCCTCTTCGCGCTTTGTCCGCACCAGATCGGCTTGCTGCCGCTGTTGCTTCAGCATCTGTTGTTCGTTGAAGACTTCAAGACAAACTGCTTGCGCTGCCGAAACTGTACCGGGCTTTTTGGCTTCCAGCCGCTTATAGAGCTCACCAATTAAGCGCGCAGCATCCTCCCCATTGGTAATAGTGTCTGCCATCTTGGGAACAATGGTCAAAAACTGCCGGTAATCGCCAAGCTTCATCGTCTCGCTCACGATGGCGGTGGCGAGCGTCTCGTGGTCCGCCCATTCCGGCGGCTCAACGATGTCCTTGACGCGCTGCGCCGCCTTGCGGGCCGTCTCAACAGTCCAGTCGTCAGCAATCAGGCGCGCCACCAGCGAGGGCCACAGCCAGGGCGGCGCTGCATGGATCACTGAAAGTTGCTGCCATCGATCCGCAAAATCCTTTGGCGGATATCCGCCAAGCGAGGCGACCTTGGCTGCGCAAACGCGATCCGTTAACGTCCTGCGCACCATCCCCGTTGCGTCCGCATAGGCTTGCTGCGTCATCCCGCTGCCGATCGCATGCAGCCCGACCTCGAGCGGCGACAGTTCGCCCTGCGCATTGTTCAGCACCAGTGCCATGTAGGCGTCCGCGTCCGACATCTCGCGCACCCAGCACGGAACCGTCGCAAGACCCGCCTTTTGCGCTGCCAAGAAACGGTGATGCCCGCTGATGATCTCGAACCCCGCCGCATTCGGGCGGACGATCAGCGCGTGCGCCTCGTCGAGCGAGCCAGCGAGCTGCACCGCGATCTGATCGACGATGTCCGCCCGCGGGGAAAGCCGCGGATTGTTCGGATGCGGATGCAATTGGGATAACGCAATCTGCTTCACGAGATGACCTCGAATGGTTTGCGCCTGGCGCTGTCGCTCAGGTGATGGCTCAGCACGGCAATGCGGTAATGAAACCCATTGCTGGCTCGAATGAGCGGCGTCATGGCCTCTCGCGGACGCTGGAGAGCTTCACGAAACCATCCAGGCTCGATCATCTCCGCATAGCGCTCTCGCGACGTTCGCCACTTCGGACTGACCGTTGCCGCCATCCGGCGAATGCCGCCGTCGTTGACCACCACGATGAAATCAGACGGAAGAAGATCCGCAACGGCACGCATATGCGCCACACCCTGACCCGCCGGCCCGCACGGATCGCTGAGCCACAACGCAAAAGCATGATCTCGGCGAATACACAGCGGAGCTAGGGCATGATCCTTGAGGACCGGCACCTGCGGAAACCTGCGCGCCAGCACATCGCGTTTCGCGGGGATCTTCTCGCAAAGCACTACATCGACATTGCCTAAGCTCTCGCCGAGCTGAACTACCAATTCCGCCGTGGAAACGGATAGGTTCTCGCCGAATAGATCGCCCTGGAGCTGCTTAACTCCGAAGCCATCGCCGGCATTGCCATCGATGAGAAGAATGCGCCCGGTTGGATGCTTGACACGAAACGCCGCTACCTGACCGCTCGTCACCCGTCGCAGAAGCTCGTGCTTCTTCCACGAGGCGTCGCTCTTCCCGGCGCCCTCGCGGCTCCGGTCCCGCCGCTTGCCCTCCGAGGACATCGCAGCGGTCATCCCGCGTCCTCGGCCCTCGACGATGCCGGCAAAAGTTCGTCAGCCGTCACGTCGTGATTGGTCGCCTCGACAATCTTGCGGATCATTGGGAAATCGCGCGTTCCCTTCAGCGCGATTTGCGAAATACGCCCCTGCGTCACGCCGACTTTTTCGCCGAGCGCGCTTTGGGTCATTTTGTTGCCGGGCTTCTTGAACCAGTCGGAAAGTAGCATCCCCGTAAAATAGCCGTACTAATGGGCGTGGTCAATAGGCCCATTAATGGGCTAACATAGACGACCTATGCTCCAAAGTCCGACGATCCGGCCCATGAAGCCGGCAAAAGTCCGACCCATCCCGAAGCGCCTCCACGCTAAACTTTTCTTGAAGGAGTGGCGGCTGCATAGAGGTTATTCGCAAGAGCAGCTCGCTGAGATGATCGGTGTTACACAGGGCCAGATATCTCAGCTTGAGCGCGGCTTGATTAACTATACGCAGCCCATGCTGGAAGCTCTGGCAGAAGCTCTGAGCTGCGACCCCGCCGACCTCCTGGTTCGCAATCCAGCCGACCCATCCGGCATCTGGTCGATCTGGGACACCCTCGACCCGCCCGAGAAACTGCAGGCGGTCGAAGTCCTGAAAGCTCTCAAGCGCACAGCCCGCTAAAGCCGCGACGCCGCGATAATAGGCTCGCTAATTATTTCGCTTGACGGGCACCAATAGCACGTCTAATATCTGCTCATCGAAGCGGCCATCCCGGCGCGCCTCGCAAAGGAAAGAACCTCAATGCGCCTGACACTCGCCGCCCTGGCTCTGCTCGCCGGCATCGCCACCGCTTCCGCCGGCGTCACCTGCACGACCTACGGCAACCAGACCCACTGCACCGACGACACGCACTGCTACCGCGTCGGCGCTCGCACCTACTGCAACTAACCCAACGCCGGCCCTCACGGGGGCCGGCATTCCACCACGGGGCAAGACCATGAGCTACGACCACTGGAAAACCACCGAGCCCGAGAGCGGTTACGACCCGCCGGAAGAAAGCCTGGAGGACGCTAACGATCGCGTCTGCGCCCAATACGAAGCCCGCCTAGCCCTGCTCCAGCGGACGGCGCGCGAGATCGACGCCACGAGCAAACGCTACGAGGCGGCGCTGCGCAAGATCGCAGCGTGGAAGGGATACGAAGCCGCGCCGACTTGGTTCGAGAGCGACGTCCCGTTCACCGAATACGAAACCGGCGCCAACGACATGCTCGAGACGCTCGCCAGCTTCGCACGCGAGGCGCTGCGATGAGCCCGTTGGTCATCCCCAACACCTTGCCGGAATACGCCCAGGGCTATCTGCGCCTGCTCGACGAGGCCGTCAGCAAGACCGTCCGCGATGCCACCGTCACACCCGACAGCTACAGAAACGCTGCAGAGATGTACCGCCGGACCGGCGAGGCATGGCGGGCCACCGAGGCCGACGATATCGCCGACACGATCGAGCGAGACCCAAGGATCCATGTCGCTTCCATCATGAGGGCGCAAGCCACGGACGGAACCGCCAAGCACATGCTCTTCGTTTATTTGAGCTTGCTCGAAGAGCAGGTGCTCCGCGCCAAGAAGAGGGCCGCATGACCACGCCCATCCCGCTGCGCGACGCCCTCAAGGCGTCCGTCGACCATCCCGACGAGATCGAGCTCGCCGGCATGCTCATGGATCACGCCACCGCACTGCGCACCTGCGGCGAACGCATCCGGCAGTCCGCCATTCGCGGCGACAGCCAGCACGAGCGTGACCAGCGCACCTTCATGGTCGCCGATGCGCTCTCGGTCCTGCGCGACGCCGAACAGGCCGTGCGCGCCTACACCGCCGGCCAGGGCTACCGCATCACCAAGCTCGACCCGCGCTGGACGGCACGCTGATGCTGACACCAGCGCAAATGGCGGCGAGAGAAGGAAAAGTAACGGCTTCGTTCCTGCCGAAGCTGATGTCGGGCGACGAGGCCGCAATCCTCAACGAATGGCGCCGCCTCGTCGGCGATCCCGCCTACGTGCCGCTCGACCTCGACAATGTCTGGGCCGTTCAATTCGGGTCATTCGTCGAGACGTTCGCCCTCGACTGGCATCAGCGCAAGACTGGCCGGCCCATCGAAGGTCGCGGCCAGTCCCTCACTGATCCGAAGCGCCCCTATGTAGCCTGCACGCTCGACGGCTTCCGGCCCGACGACAGCACCGTCATCGACTGCAAGGCCCCAGGTGCGCATCGCAAGCTCGACGACGTGCTCGCCCTTTACGTCCCGCAAATGATCATCCAGCGCTCTTGCAAAGGTGCCGCCAAGGCCGCCCTGCTCGTCGTTCACGGCGGGGCCGAGCCGGTCGAGTACCCGATCGACATTCCGGCCGACTACGAGGCCGCCGTCTGGCAGCGCGTCGATGCCTTCTGGCGCTGCGTCGAGGATCTGCGCCCGCCTTTCAGCGTGCCGCCCATCCCGCCGCCGGTAAAAGCCGAACGCATCTATGACCTGAGCACGTCGAATTCCTGGTGCGACAGCGCCGCCTCCTGGCTCGCTAATGCGCCCGCCAAGAAGCTCGCAATAATCGCCGAGGCTACGTTGAAAGAGCTCGTGCCGCCGGACGCCGCCAAGTGCCATGGGGCGGGCGTCGTCATTTCAAGAAACAGGGCGGGCAGTCTGTCGCTGCGCGCAGGAGAAACATCATGAACACGCCCGCCATCCGTAAGACCGCCGACATCGCCGGCTACGCACCCGACCAGGTCGACCTCATCAAGCGCACCATTGCCAAAGGCGCGACCGACGACGAGCTCCGACTGTTCCTCTACCAGGCCAAGCGAACCGGCCTCGATCCGCTCGCCCGGCAGATCTACGCCGTCAAGCGCTCCCAGTGGAACAAAGACACCAAGACCTATGTGGACATCATGTCGATCCAGGTGTCGATCGACGGCTTCCGTCTCGTCGCCGAACGCACCGGCAAATATGCGGGACAGCTCGGCCCTTTCTGGTGCGGTGAAGACGGCGAATGGCGCGATGTCTGGGTCGCCGCCGGCCCGCCTTCGGCCGCACGCGTCGGCGTGCTCCGCTCCGACTTCAAAGAGCCTCTATGGGGCGTGGCGCGCTTCGACAGCTATGCCCAGCGCGGCAAGGACGGCAACCCGACGCGCATGTGGCTGACTATGTCCGACGTGATGACGGCTAAATGTGCCGAGGCTCTCGCTCTGCGCCGGGCGTTTCCGCAGGAGCTTAGCGGCCTCTATACTGGGGATGAAATGTCTCAGGCCGAGACCGCGCCCGAGCGCTCCGCGCCAGTCCCCGCCCCGGTCGAGCTCGCCGCGCCCGCCCCGCTCGACCACGACCCCGACACGGGCGAAATCGGCCCGCGCATTCTCCTGCCGCTAAAGACCGCCACCGGAACTTTCAATTGGATACGATGGGGCCAGGACTTTATCGCCGGCATCCAGTCCGCGCAGTCCGTCGCCGAACTCGACGAGTGGAGCAACCTGAACACCGATCGGCTCGTCGAGATGAACAAGGCGGCCCCGCGCGCCTACGGCAGCGTCGTCAAGGCGCTCGCCGTCATGGCCGAGAAGCTCGCGCCGCCCACCACGGATTCCGCCGGGATACCGCGCCTGCCGCCGAAGGAGAGCCAGCAGATCCGCCGCGCCCTCGTTAAGAAGTTGGCCGAATGCCACACGCTCGCCGACGTCGAGGCTTGGCGCACCGCATCGGCCGATGGCATCGCCTCCCTACAGGACGACGACCGGGCCGGCGTCGAGGAATGGGCCAAGACGCGCATCGAGCAGCTCACCGAGGTCGCCGAGACGGTGGGACAATGAAGCGCAATCCGCCCATCTTCGCCAAGCAGCGCGGGCGCCTCGTGCCGGCCGGTGCCTTCGATGCCGAGCGCTTCGATGGCTTCGCGGACGGCACCGAGTTCGACCTCGTCGCCAGAACCCGTCGCAGCAACCGCCAGCAAAATGCATATTGGATGGCGCTCCATCACATCGTCGAGGCGACCGGCCGCTGGCCCAACGCCGAGACGCTTCATGACGCGCTACGCCGCGACCTCGGCTACATCCACGTCCAGCGTGACCTTGCCGGCGAGCCTTACCTGGCCGTCGATAGCACGGCGTTCGACGCCATGAAGCCGGACGAGTTCTCGGCCTATTTCGAGCAGGCTATCGCGCGCCTGGCCGACGTGACCGGCATCGATCCGATTGCATTCCTCGACGAGCGGAGAGCCGCATGAGTGAACCAGATCACATCTACCTCGGGAACCCCTGCAAGTACCATCACGACGGCCGCCGTTATAAGGCAACCCGCGCCTGTGTCGAGTGTCAGAGATCGCGCTTCACGCAAGGCCGCAATGCCGCGAACCCACCATTGGCGGAGTGGCTGGCAGCGCAGGGTACCGAAGGCTGGCGCGACATCCCGGGATATGAAGGCCGTTACCAAGCTCACCCGGACGGGCTGGTGCGCTCTTTGCCGCGGCCGAAATCAAGAGGCGGCCTTCTTCGTCAGAGATCGGCCATCGGCGGCTACCGGCGCGTCGGGTTTGCCGGTGATGGCGAACTCGGCCCCAGCCCACTCGTCCACAAGATTATCATGCTCACTTTCGTCGGCCCGAGACCTCCAGGACTAGAGGTCGGTCACTATAATGGTGACGCCGCCGACAACCGATTGAGCAATTTGGCCTACATCACGAAGAAGGACAACGAAGCCGACAAGGTGCGCCACGGGACAAGCCGGCCGCGTCAGAAGAGCGAGGCATCTCATGTCGCGCGTTGAGGATCTGGAAAAGCGATGCGCCGAGCTTGAGGCTCTGAGCGCTCCCGCAATCCAGCGGCATTACATGCGCGGATACAATGCCGCCAATGCTCGGCGACGACGTTACTACGTCGCCGAACGGGACACGCTCAGTCGCATTATCGACACGCAGGGTGCCGACAACCGACGTTTGGAGGCCGAGCGGGACGAGCTGCGCGGCGAACTAGCACTGGTGCGTCTAGCGTACGCTAGTGTCATAACCGAGCGGGACAGGCTCAAGGCGGCGCACGAGCAGGCTTACAAGGACTGGGAAGCTGCCGCTTTCAAAGGCGAGATGGCGGCCAGAGAGGCCGAGCGAGAAGCGTGCGCGAAGATTGCCGAGCATGAGGCCGAGGTGAACCATGCGGAGGGACGCTACATCGCCGACATCATCCGCGCCCGCGCCGCCCTCTCTGGTGAGGGAGTGACATAGGTGCCGGTGACGCCGGAAGCCTTTGCGAAAGAGCGCGGGTTTTCCCCACGCCGGGTGCGCCAGCTCGCCCGCGAACTTGGCGCATGCCGCATTCTCGGCAATAGAATGAGCCTCGAGGACGAGGACGTGCGAGCACTCTTGGAGGCGCTGAAGCCATGCCCCTCACCATCTTCCGCCGCGGTAAGACCTGGCACTACCGGGGCACCGTCAACCGACACAGGCTTCGAGGAAGCACTCGAACTACTGACAAAGAGCGAGCGGCGCGCATCGCCGCGGAGCTCGAGGCGCGGGAGTGGAAACGTCATCTCGATGGGCCGGCCGCGGTCCTCCGGTTCAGTGACGCGGCCGCGCTCTACGTGAAGGCCCGCAAACCAACCCGCTTCCTGCGGCCCTTGCTCATCTATTGGAAAGAGACGCCCGTCTCGCAGATCACCGCGGGAGCCGTCCGCCAGGCTGCACTCACGATCTATCCCGACGCGAGCGCGGCCACCCGGAACCGAGCCGTCATCACTGTGACGGCAGCAGTCATCAACCACGCGGCGGAGGAACATGAGCTATGCCAACGGATCAGGGTGAAGCGGTTCCCGACCGAGAAAAAGCAGAAGACGCCGACGACGTGGACGTGGGTGGCGGCTTTCATGTCTGTTACACCCCCGCGGTTAGGGACGCTCGCGTGCTTCATGTTTCTCACCGGGGCACGTATATCGGAAGCGTTATCGTTAAGATGGACAGAGGTGAATATTGCTGGTGGGACGGTGCTGATCCGCCAGACAAAGACGCAGGAAGAACGGCGCGCACACTTGCCGACCATCCTCGTCGCAGCCCTCGCAAACATCCCCGGCCCGCGTGAAGGCAAGGTCTTCGGCTACCGCACCCTCCAATCCTGCTACCACTCCTGGCGCCGCGCGTGCGTGCGTGCCGGCATCGAGGTGCTGAGCTTCCACAGCTGCCGTCACGGCTTCGCCACGCAGCTTCTACGCAGCGGCGTGGACGTGGTGACGGTCGCCAAGCTCGGCGGATGGCGCAGCGCAGTCCAGGTGCTCGCCACGTATGGGCACGCGATGGATGACCTGACCTTGACGGATCGGCTGGTTGACACACAGCGAACACCATCTGTGCCACCGAGGCCGAAAGTAATAGGCGAATGAACTACTTAGCAATATGGGCTATGTCCTCGTTGAAGACGCCGCCGCCTAACGGAATGGCTCAATTCCGCGCAGAATTCCGCCGTATGCCCTGCAGGATGACGCAGGTTCGCCCGTGAACGTGACGAGAACAGCAGACACAAGCGACGCATTCCTGACACAGCAATATTCACGAGACGTTCCCATGACCGACAAGCCCCCCATCGCCGCCCTGCTCGCCAGCGGCCGCATGGAATTCGAGACGCCCTTCGGCTGGAGCCCCGCCGACCTCGGTCTCCGCGGCGAGGTCATTGAGGCCGCCCTCGCCATCAGCCCGGCCGAGACGCTGCACGACGCGCTGCTCGCCGGCGGGCGCGTGGTGTTCAGGGACGACGCCCTCGACCTGGTCGTGCGCTGGTCGCCGGAGTGACGATGCGCGCCCTCGCCCTCCTCGCCCTGCTCCCGCTCACGGCCCACGCCGCCGAGATATCGACGTGCAAAGTCTATGCGAACCGCGGCAGCGCCTTCGCCCTGCGGCAACTGCTCGGCCTGCCATTTGTCGATGACGCCGCCGGCAAGTTTCTGTTTAGGAAAGCGTATAGCTACTGCGTACTGCAGGATGAGATGCCGACACTGAACTTCACGGCCGAAGAGCAGCCGATCGTTGACGGCTTGCCACCACCAGCGCCGCCGGCACGCCCCGGATCGGTCCCGGCGACCGACCCCGCTGATACTCCTGTGGACGCCCCAGTCACGCCCAAGGCCAAGCGGGTCACGGCGACCAAAACCGCCAGCGCCGACCAGCCGCTATGCACGAGCCACCACATGCGCACCGTCTATCACGGCAGGAGCTGGAATTGCCGCAAGTGATCAGGCCGTGGATCAGCCAGCACCAGGCTTACGCGCTCCTGCACGAGCTCGCCGAGGCCCACCTCGAAATTTCGCTGCTCAGAGCCGCCATAAGGACAGACCATGAAACGCGAATTGCTGCTCGGCGCGGGCCGGAATCTCACCAAGAAGATCACGATCGCCGGCTCGAGCGAATGGTCGAACCTGACGACGCTCGACTTTAACCGGGACCACGCGCCCGACATCTATTGGAACCTCGAGGACATCCCCTACGGCTTTGCGGCGGATAACGAGTACGACGAGATCCACGCCTACGAGGTGCTCGAGCATACGGGCGCGCAGGGCGACTGGCGGTTCTTCTTTGCGCAGTGGAGTGAATTTTGGAGGATGCTGAAGCCCGGCGGCTTCTTCGCGGGGACATGCCCGGCGAGGGATAGCGTCTGGGCATGGGGCGACCCCAGCCACTCGCGGGTCATCCAGCCGGAAAGCCTGGTCTTCCTGTGCCAGCCAAAATACGCGCAAGTCGGCGTTACTCCGATGTCGGACTTTCGTTTCGTCTACCGCGCCGACTACGACATCCTCCACGCCGAGATCCGCGACGGCACGTTCGTCTTCGTCCTGCAGGCCATCAAGCCCAGCCGGGTTTCTCCGCCTTCTGCAGCGCAATGAGGAATTCGCCGTGATACGACGCTATGAGGGTGTCTTGATCGTGCCCATTAACGATTTCACGCGCACCAATGGGATCGTCGGTGTCTTCATTAAAATACTGACCCAGCATGCGCCCCGTGAAAAGCCCTTCCGCCATTCCACGGCTCATAATGCGGGCCGCTATCAAGCTATCCAGAGCCATTTCAGGATGGGAAACCAAATCGCGCTCATCAATAAGCCCTAGCATGGAACTGGCGCGCCGGTAATTGTCCTCCCAAGTAAGCATGACCAAACCTCTGCCTATATATGGCCAATATTCCTTGCTCTGCAGATATTCTTGTGACCCGTACTCGGTAATTGCCCACATCTTGGTCGCGCATTCATGATAAACTGTGGCGAGCATATAGGCGAGCCAACGGATATCGGTCATGGGCGTTCCGAGATATTGCCCCTCCCAAAGACCAAGCAGAACCTGTTGCCCATCAACCTGTATTTGACTGAGAGCGCCAGAGAACAAGCTGTCGCGGACGGAATTAAAGTAGGTTTCGCGGTCGAACCTCATCACGCCTCCTGCTAAAATGCGCAACGGGCCAGCGCGTCAACGCCAGCCCGCCACTTGACACCACCGCTCACTGGAGGAGCAGGCAATGCCCAATTTCATCGATATCACAGACCAGCGTTTTGGTCGTCTAACTGTCATTCGACGGGCGGGCTACGGCTCTCATCACCACATTCAATGGCTTTGCCGTTGCGACTGCGGCACTGAAAAAGTCATCGCGGGCAGTCACCTCAGAGGTGGAGCAATACAGTCTTGCGGCTGCTTCATGATGGAGCGGAGAAATGCGGCCAACACTCGCCATGGGCATGCTAGAGCCGGCAAACGTTCCAAGATGTTTCAAGCTTGGTGCGGGATGCGGGCGAGATGCACCAACCCCAAAAATAGGTTCTGGAAGTCCTACGGCGGACGTGGGATCAAGGTTTGCGACCGATGGCAGGGGCCGGACGGCTTCAGCAATTTCCTAGCCGACATGGGTGAACGACCGGAAGGGATGACGTTGGATCGCATCGACAATGACGGTGACTACACGCCCGGCAATTGCCGCTGGGCAACTCCACATGAGCAACGAATGAACCAACGTCCACGAACGAAATAGCCCTACCGCGCGTTTCTCTTGCGCTAGGGAATTCACCCCCAAAGGAGCCACGCCCATGGGCAAGGCCACATATCAGTCCCAGCAAGTAGAAATCGTGAGACCTGCCAAGCAAGGCGACAAGGACTTCAACGTCCAGCATGGTGAGCAGGTCATCATCAAGCTCAAGGACGGCACCGAGCGGACCGTCCCGAAGGCCGAAGTCACCGAGGCCTAAGGCTCGTCCTTGGACGGCACCGGGAAGGCCGGCAACGGCTTATATGACGGTGCCATCCCGGCGATGACCGCGTCGAGGTGTGAGACCTGGCGGTCGTAGTTGCGTTCCAGGTCGCGCAGTTCCAGCCGCAACGTCAACACATTTGCCTTCAGCGTCGCAATTGCCTCGGCGTTGTTGGTGGCGCGATTTTCAAAGTGTGTCCAGGCCGCGACCAATCCCGCGAAGGCCCCCAGCGCCGTGATGACCGAAGTCATCGAGAATGTGCTCGGCAGATGGAACCGCCCGTTGGGCCGACCTGGGGCAGCGGTCAAGATCACCCGCCATTGTCGAGCGAGGACATAAACGTCGCGAGGCCGCCGGGGTCGTCCCCGTCGAGCAGTGTCTTGATCGACCGGCTCATGTCCCAGTAAGCCTGCCCCTCGCCGATCGCCGCCCCGAAGTCGCCGCCCTCGAGCGCGGTCGTGTCGGTGCCGGCATTGCTCGCCACATCCGCTGCGGCAATGACGCGGTCAAGCGTTTCCCGTCCTCGGATCAGGGCATTGATCGCCTCGGCGAGCAGCTTGCCGTGAACGCTTTCGGCACTGTAGGTGACGCGGGCCATGTCATTCTCCGATCGTGTGAAGCAGGATCAGCGCCCCGACCTGGTCGCCAGCCCGCGCCAATGCCTCGGCGCGCCGGCGGATGAGCGCATTGTAATTCCGGCCCGGTATAGTCAGATCGACCGGCGCGAGATGCCCGAGGCCGATGTCGTTGAGCGTCCGGCTGAGCTCGTCCTCGGACACGACCTCGATCGTCTCGTGGCCCGCCTCGAGCCACGCCTGGTAGGCCGGATCGTCCACCGGCACGTAGGCCACCTGCGCGCTCGACCAGACCTGCGTCGTAGCGCCCGCCACGAACCAGAAACTATCTTCAGCCGGTATTGCCATCAGGCAGCCTCGTATGTAGTAAAGACAACCAATCTATAGCCGCTACCGCCAGGATAACCGCCACCACTGGTCTGGATGTTTATTAAAGTCCCTGAAGACAACGATCCCGCCAACCCAAAGCCAGCCATCTGCACCTCGCGCCCGGATACAGCCACGTCCCCCTGCGGCGTCACTGGAAGATTTACGGTCACGTAACCTCCTGCAGTGCCATTAGTGGTGATGATCACGACGATATTGACGCACACAAGTTTACCCATGCGCAGATATCGCCCGGCAGAGCTTGCCGTCGTGAAGCTGCCGCCGCCGGCAGTGAGGCCCGGATTGTAGGCCGTCCAGGCCGCCGCCACCCCGCTCGCGGCCACCGCGTCGAGGTCCGCGTCCTTCTTCTGATAGCGACGGAGCTGGAGGATGGTCACGGCGCGCGTCTAATCGTAGCTATGAGTGCGGCCCTGACTATCGACATACGTGTGCGTTTGAGGATTATACGCATAGAGTGCGCCGCCACTCACAGGATTGAAGTTCGGCGCGGTATAGCCCTGTGGCGTGAACGGCGAATTGCTGATGCCGTTGGGGCCTGAGTATTGCCGGGTGCCGTAATCGGTCAGCGCCGGAACCCCGCCTGATGTCATGAGGGTCGCGTAATTTCGGCCCTGGATCGGTCCCCGGTACGACTGAGCGTTGTCGAACGAGCCGGTGCGCATTGCAGATCTCAGGATCGGAGCGAGAATTAGCCCGATCCCCGGCGTCATGCCTGCCAGGGCCGGCACGGCACGATCAGCAAATGTCACCTTCGGCTTCGGGGCGCCGACATACTGCGTTCCGATCGGGGCCCGAGCCATAGGACCGACACCGCCCGCGAAGTAAGGGTTGCCCGTGTCATCGACACTGAGCCCGGTGGAATCGACCGCTGGCGGCGGGGCCGGATCGCCAGCCGGCACGACGCCCGGATTGGCCGGATCCCCCACAGGCGCAAAGCCGCCCGGCGCGGGGCCGCCGTTCCCGAGATTGAAGTCGCCGGACGCTGGCCCATGGATCACCGACGTCGGGACGAGCCGGCCGCCGGCTGAGCTTAAGCGATCCGAGCCCGCACCACCGACGAGAGTGTCCGTGCCACCGGAACCGCTGAAGTCGCCGGCCGAAGCGTAGACGCTCGGCTTCGCCCCCGACCGGAATGGCTGATAGCCGGGTGCATAGAACTGTGGCGGCAGCGCACCGTAATCGCTCGATGAACTATCCCGTGGAATGGCCGTGCCGTAGTCGCTCGTCATCCCCATCGGGGAAGCTGACGGGAACGTCACGGCCTGATTAGCGGGACGCCCATATTCAGTGTTGATGTTGTCCTGTGGTCCGACAGGCGGCCCGTCGATCATGCGATCGAACGAGGTCACGTTGGGCAGCGATTCCAGACTGGGGCCGCCGGCGTATCGCGGATATCCGCCGCGGCTGCTCTGCGTCATCGGGTCTTGCCGCATATAGTCAAACCCACCGGGGATGTAGCCCTGATAGCTGGTGTTCGGCACAGCGGGCGAAACGCTGGGTGCCGCCGGCTGAGGTGCGACTTGCGGCGGGCCGCCAGAGCCGGAGCCGAAGTTCCTCACCAGCCAGTTGCCCGCGTCCATCGCATTCGCCGGCGCGTTCAACGCCGGCAAGACAGACGCCTGGCGCGCACGGTCGATCTCCGCTTGCGGGAAAAAGCCACTAGCGGCGGTCGGAGCCAGCGGCTTCCACTGTGCTCCCTCAAAACTTTGGTCTCCCGGCGCCGAGCCAAAGGGTCGGCCAAGAAAGCCCTGCGCGCTGCCCGTCATCGCTACGCCCGGCATATTAACTGTCGGCGGTGCGGGCGGAACGGCTGGTGCCAACTCTGCCTGTCTGGCACCGCTGAAACTGGCATCGCCGGGAGCGGAGCCAAACGGCCGCCCGAGAATAGCTTGGGCGCTTCCTTTCATACCGATCTGCGGCTGCTCGCCCCATGCGGTCGGATACCCACCAGGCCCGGCACTGGCAACAGGCACGCCACCGGAAGCGACCGGGGGCGCCGGCACGGGTGCGCCGCGCGCCACGCCCGAGTTGAGCGAGTGCGGCGTCATCACGACCTGCGATGGGGGATCGGCAAGCGGCTGCCCGGCGCCTGGCCATCCCATCGGCCCCCCAGACGCAGCAACCGCACCCCCGCCCGTCCCGGTCGGAATTGTCACCACCCCGCCACCGGCCTGCAGGCGCTGTCCCGGCGGCCCCGGATCGGCAATCGAGAAATCGGGTGAGCTTCCGCGCAGCGGATTTTGTGCAATCGGCACCGGAGAAATCAGCGGACTACCGCGACCAATGCCCGCCCGCGGCGCCACGCCATTGCCGCCGATGAACTGCCCGCCTGCCACTGGTGGCCCCCCCGTCTGGCGGGCCAGTGCAGTCTGCACCTGCGGGCCGGCAACGCCACGATCCCGCGTCGGCAAATTGAACTGCCGCTCGGCCTGGCGCACAGCCGCCGCTGTCTGCCGACCGTATTTGCCATCAACCGGGCCGGGATTGATGCCTGCGTCGGCGAGCTGCCGCTGCAGGCGGGTGACCGCCCCGCCGGTCTGGGCGTCCGTCGCGCCCTTGCGGAGCGTGCCGGCTGCCGCCATGCCCGCCGCCGCCCGCTGGGCCGCCGTCAGTGGCATGCCCCCGGTATAAGCGGTCGCGGTCGGCGAACCCGTATCGGGAATGCTGCCGGGCGGGACCGGGTGCCCTGCAATGATGCTGTCCCAGTTCCCCCGGCTCATCGCCCCCTTGAAGCCGGGCGTGATGTCGAAGTGCTCGTTGTCCTGGCTCCAGCGACCGCCGAACTTTCCGCCCCAACGGAAGGTGTTCGTCAGTTCGGGGTATTTGCTGACCTGCGCGGCGCGGGCGTATCTGGCGAAATCCTGATAGGGCGGGGCCGCCGCCCTGGTCCGAGCTTGCGAATGCCACGTCTTGCCGCCATCGGACGACAACTGAATGTCCGTCGCCCAGCCGCCGGGATGGTTGGGCGTTCCGGTCGCGGGATTATAGGCGCGCTTTCCCGAGGTGATCTTGACCGTGTAGGGCGATGCCTCGGCAGCGGTCCTGATGATGGAGATGAGGCGCTTGTCGACGCCTGCCTCGTTGCCAGAAATAAATCTGCCCATGACTTGGTTCTCGTTTCGTTGCCTTACGCGCCGCGCGCCGACCGGCTAACGTCCGGCCGCATAATCGAGGAGAGATATTCAGTGTTTAGTCAGTTGGGCTGGCGAGCGTTCCAGATCGCCATCGTCGTCGGCATCGGCTACTGGGCGCACAACGATCCCGACGTCAAAGCGTCGCCCGGCGCCATCGGCCTTTTCGGCATACTCGTGGCGCTACTGGCGACCGGCGTTCTCGCCGCTTTATTTCGGCTGATCCGTCGAGCGCTCGGCCGCAGCACCGAAGACGACCGCATTTGGCGTGCGACCGAGGCCCCCCGGAGCCCACTGGCCGCCGCGCACGAGATCGCCGAGGCGCGTCGCGCCCGCAATCGTGCTGCGCGCCGAGAGCGCTCGCGCGCCTTCGCCGACGGCCGCCAATCCCAGTCCCGCTAGAGCGCCTGGGTTCATCGTCACTCCCAACGCGCCCAACATGGAATAGACGAACGGGTTTCTGATATTGAACTTGCCGATCATGCGTAGTCCGTTCTCGAACGAAACGCCCCTGACCAGCGAGTTGACCATGCTCTGCCCCTCTGGACTGAGCGACTTGAACTCGCGACTATGTTGCTTGCCGACGCCACCCTTCCATTTGTAGCGCTTGAAAGCCTGCCGCAGCGCCGTCTGCATTCCTGCGCTCGAATAATTGGCGCCGAGAGTATCCTTCGCTCCCTGGATAATGTTGGCAACCCGTTCGCCACTGCGAAACTTGCGCCAGGCATCGCGGCCTTTCGTCAGGGCATCAAACGCCGCCTTGGGATCGCCTGCCATCAAGTCTTTCGGCTTTAGGTTCTCCATGTAATTGTCGATATGATCGCCGAGGATGCTGGCGACCCGCCGCGTATCGGCATCAATGTTCCCGGCCTGGCGCATCGCCAGCCGGTGCATCTGGTCGAGCTGCTCAAAGGACTGCGGCACACCCTGAGATGCTTTCATGTCATCCAAGACCGCCTTCACGTTTGGATGCAGGGCAGGACGGTAGCCTTCCGCGTGCAGGGCCTGTTCGGCATCGTTCACCATCCGGTCGAACGAGGACGGCTTTACGCCGACACCGGACGCCTTCATGTCACCGTAGAATTTCTGACCAGCCGCCCGCCATTCCTCCGGGGATGGCACAGCCGTCATCTTGCCGCGCGTGGCTCCCGCCGCCTTGCCTGCCGCCAGAGCCGCCAGAAGACGCGCCGGCATTTCATACGGCGTGCCCTTGGTCACGTCGCCCGCGACCTCGCTCGCGGCGGCCGGCGCAATGGCTTGCTTCAGAACGTCTCCGGTGACTTTCTTGACGGCCGCCTTGCCACCCTGCTCGACCAGCGTCTTGGCGCCGGCCCTGACCAGTCCGCCCCCCAGGCTCGGCACGATTTCGATGCCGGGGCCCACATACTTGTCGAATGTCTGTCCGGCTCCGGTCTGCGCCTCCCACGGCTTGTAGCCGAGGAAATCCTTCACATCCTGCGAACGCGGCAGCCATGAGAGTGGCGCCCCTCTAGCCGCCTGGTCGGCACGAAGCTTCTGCATGGTTTCGTCGGACGCACCCAGAAGCTGGGCTGTACCTCGCCCCGCGGCTTTCCCGAGGGTGTCGGCAAGATCGACCAAGTCACCGGGAATGCCGGGGATATCCATCACGCCCCCCGCCAGGCGCGAGCCGATGACGGCACCGATGTCGCTGCCGCCGGGCGTGATCAGCGGCACGTCGCGCGAGACGGTGTCGGCGGGCATGTCGTGCAGGACCGCGCCGGGAGCCATCGGCAGCCGGTCACCCTTGCCGGAAGACGGGATCAGGTCGTCGAACATCCCGCCGCCTGCCGCTGGCGGGGCCGCAGCCGGTGAAGCCTGCTGCGGAATGAGATCGTCGAACATTCCCGCCATGGCTAGAGCCTGCTCGCGTCAATGCCGTTGTCTTGCAGGCGTTTGATCACGGCATCCCGTGGTGCTCCTGCCGCGATAGCCGCGCGAGCCTCGCCGAGCGGGTCGCCACCTCCGCCAGAACCGCCTCCAGCGGACGCATCCGCTGCCCCTTGCGGTGTCGCAGCATCATCCAATTGGCCGGGGTCAATACCGAGCTTCTGGAGCACAGCCTTGGTTTCCGGACGGATCGGGTCAAATTCCATCGGCTTGTGCATCGCCGCCTGATAGTCGCTGCGGATATTGTCAAGACGGGCCTTCAGCAGATGCGAGATCAGTTCATTGACCGAAGCCTTGAATGCGGCCGGCGGCATGTCGATGGACAGCCCTGCGCGCCAGTTCTTGATCTCGGCTTCTGCCGTGCTGCCGGCCCCTTTGAAGACCTTCGCGACCTCGCCCGCGATGGCGTCGGCATCCTGAGTGAATGCCCCCGCCGCCTTTTGATAGCCTTCATTTCCCGTCTGATAGGCTGCAGTATTAGCGATCGCGTTCCATGTCGGATAAGAGGTGTTGTGCAGGCCTTCGAAGTTATTTGCCATCGAGCCGAGGTGCTTGATCGACTGATTGAGGGCATCAACGGCCTGCCCATACATGCCGCCCGCTTCCATGTTCAGGCGCATCTTGTTGCGAACACCAAACTGTGTTGCGTCATAGCTGGGATCGTATTGCGAAACGAGTGCGAGGATGCGTTCCCGGCTGCCGCCCTTCAGGCTGGTCGCCTTCGATGGATCCAGTTTGTAGTCGGCGATCTGCTTGACGAGGCTGCCCACGCCCGGATCAAGGCCCTTCAGGAAATTGGCCTGTGCCGCGGGATCCGGCAGACCATCGGGGCCAAAGCTAACGGGCGCCACCACCTGATCGCTGCCAGTGGTTCCGCCGCCAGCGGGCGTCACGGCGCCCGAGGAACTATCGACCCAGCCGTAAGTCGCATTCCCGTAAGGCCCGGTCCCGATCTGTTTCCATTCGCGGTGCGGCGTTAGCCTATTGGCTACCAAGCTTCTGACTAGCTCTGGATCGTTCTGCAAAAGCTGCTGCTCTTCGGGCGTCAAATTGAGCCCGCTTTGAGATTTCAGATAGGCATTAATCGCCGTCCGCTTGCGCATGTCGCCGATCGCCGGCCCCGCCGCGCCAAGCGCCCCGGCAAAGCTCGCCTGCGGTGTCGCCCCGCCGATCAACTGCGCCGCTATTGGCAACGCGTATTGCGGATCTAGGAGCCCCCGCAGGCCGCTCAGAAAGCCGCCGCCGGACCCGCTCAACGGGCCGTGCGCCACACCCGTCCCGGCGAGGGGACCGGGCGGAAGGCTGCCCGTCTGCGTCGGATCCACATTTGGAACGGCGTTCCAGACGTTCGGTCCAGCGTCCGCGCCGTAGCCGAAGGGATCGTAATAGCCAGCCATTGTCCGTCACCCTCACTTGCCCATGAGATACCCTAAGAGAGACTGGCTACCGTTGTCGCCGTAGCCGCCGCCGCTCAGGATCGACCCGGCCGCCAGGACTCCCCCCGACAGAATGCCGGGCCAGTTGAGCGGCGCCGACACCTTCGTCTGAGCAAAGCCCGGCGAAGTGCCGCCCGTGCCGCTGATGCCCTGATTGTAGGCCCCGAGCCGGTTCCACCCCGCCTGCTGGTTGGTGTTGAACTTGTCGACCCGCGACTGCAGTTGGCGTGTCGCGAGGTCGTCGTAAGCCTGCCCGACCTGGCCGAGGCGCTCCGCCGGCAGATATTGCTGTTGGTAGGCCCCCGGCGCCGCCTGCACGGCATTAAGCTGCCCCGTGCTTTGGTCTGAAAGTATCCCCCTCTGGTTCGCGATATTCTGGTTCCATTGGTTGGAGAGCGCCTGCGAGCGGAAGTTGCCGATCTGCTGCGTCAGCGCGCCGGTATCCGCCGCCGATCCGATCCGCCCGAGCCCGCCAAACTGCCGCTGCACATCGTTGCCGATCTGATCGGCCTGCCCCTGCACCGCCTGCTCGAAATAAGGGTTCCCGGCGTTGGCATAAAGGTCATTATATTTGTTGTTGATGTCGCCCGAGAGAATGCCGGAGATCGCGCCCATGCTCTGCCCGGCGAGCGGATTGCCCTGCCCGGCGAGGCCCTGGATCTGGTTCAGCGACTGCTGCGTCTGATCCGAGAACGGCACGTAGGTCTGGAAGTTGGGCGCCTTGAAGCCGGCCCCCTGCTTGAGCAGGTTCTGCCCGAACTGCATCCCCTGCGTGATGTACGGCTGCGCCTTGATCCACGGCTGATTGGTCTGCGTGCTGACGGTAGGCATTGTCGTATCCCTATTTCGGCGCCGGCGTGCGCGTCGTCTTGATGCCGCTCAGATGGACGTGCAGGGTGTGCGTCGCCCCGGCGGTCGCCTGTGCCTTGATGATATCACCGGGCACGAGGTGGATTGGCAGCCCCTCGAGCTGCAGCGGGTAGTCCGCCTCGACCGGGCCCAGGAAGACGAGAGTGTAATCGGTACTATCCAACGTTTGACGACGTATAATTGTACAGGTATCAGCATTGGCTGACGTTGCCGCCACACTGATACCGGTCACATCGAATGCCAATTCCTGCTGTTCACCACACGTATATATCGTAGTAAGGGCATTGCTAGACAGAGCAACCGACTTGGTGTAATAACTGGTAAGGGGGAAAACCGCCGACACTATGCTGGTCTCGCAAACGGGCCGTGCAACAATGCGCCCTCAATAACATACACCTGATGTGCCTCTTCAGCCGTCTTATACATTCCAAGAGACCTGCGCCTCCCATATACGTTGATATACGCCTGCCATTTATTGCGACGCTTATCAAACCAGACCCCTTTGAAGCCACTGGTATTATTCTTTGGCCGCCTGCAATTCCATCTGTTCTGGGGCCGGCTGGCTGGTCTTATGTTAACCAATCGATTGTCAGATCGGTCTCCGTTGACGTGATCGATCTCAGCGACCGGCCACTCACCTGTCATGTAAAGCCACATGAGGCGATGAGCACCATAGCTTCTGCCATCAACTCCAATGACGATATAGCCATGAGAAGAATTGCGTCCGGCTTTGGCGCCTACCTTCACTCGGTTCGTGGTGATCTGTCGCCACGTGAACACGCCCGTCTCCGGGTCGTAATGCAGGAGCGCACGAAGCCGCTCGGCGGTGATAAGGTCAGACGCCACTTATGCCACCTCATAAGCGCCGGACACGATACAGGTCGTGCCATTCCCACCGGGGTAGCTGTTGTCGTAATTCAGAATGGTGACCGCAGCGGACCCTGCTTGTATGTCCCCTTGCAGCATCTTTCCAAAGATACGCTCTCGTCCGGCCAATACCACGCCATATGCACCCGTCGCGGTAGCCGCCGCCGGAAGAGTAGCGAACAGGGCCCCCGTCGCGGTGCCGTTGACCGTGATGGAGACGTTTATCCGGATGAGGATAGTCTTGCCGATTTGGGTCCAGTAGGCGGCCGAGGCGTACGATGTCGGCGGCCCGGTAGATGATGATACGGTCGGCGTGTAGACCGTCCATGCGTTGGCAGGATTGATATTCACGCAACGCCATTCGCTGCTTCCCGCGTTATAGACCAGGTCGAGAGCCATCCCCGCCGTGATCGAGCCGACGATAAGGGCACCGCCATCGGCGCGCTTGATAGGCGCGGCGGTCAGACCATCCGGTGCGAAGGTGACGGCAGCACTCGTATTGGCCGCGGCCGCCCGCACCATCAGGCGCATCCCGTCCATCAAATGCGCCGCTGACAGCACCTGATTAGTCGGATTGACCGTCAACGCATTGGGCGAACCGCCCGCCACCAGAGCACCACCCTGATCGAGCGCCGCTTTGCGCCGCGCCGCCATCATCCCGCGGGCAGAATTGTTGACCGTCGCCGCGTCCTGGCCCTCGGTCCATACTATACCCGTATCCACATTAGCGTTGGTGGCTGCGGTTGTGCTCCATGCAGCCTCATTCTCAAGAACAGTAGCCATCTCATCTGCCTCCCGCCGCCGTGACCAATCCGTCATCGTCATCGAGGCTGATGCCGCTCGCCGTCTTCCACGCCGCGCCCGCCGGAATGGTCACCTCGAAACGCATATGCCGCCCGCTGACACGCTTGTAGATGACCCCCTGATCGGTCAGCGTGCCCGGCGAGCTAAATGTTTCCAGCGTCTGCTGGCGCTCCGTGGTGGCTATCCGCCCCGCCCCCGCCGCGGCATCGCTCACCAGGCGGAAGCCGTTGACGTAGGCGCGGCTCCCCGGCACCGGCGAGAACAATCCCGTCTGCAGCACCGCCGCCATCGGCGCGCCCGTGAAGAAATTCATGCGGAACGCGCTGTCGAAGGCGCCCATCCGCGGCGCGCCCCCCTTCCACACATCGCTGTCCAGCGAATACGGCACGTTGTCGATCGTGTAGCCGAGCCCCGGCGTGCCGAGCGCGTCCAGCGTCGTCGCGGTCGTCCCCGACGAGAAGATCACCGACGCGCTCACGGGCGCGTGCGTCCATGGGCCATAGTCACTGTCGGTCAGGCTCGGATCGAAGCACAGCGCGTGATCGAGGATCGACGACGTCGCATTGCCGGGCCCGGCAAACAGCCACATGATCAGCGGCGTCCGCGAGGTGAACCCACCGACGATCGCCTTCGGCCGCGTCGCCGCATTGCTGTTGTCGAGGAACCAGCTATCCAGCCAGTTGGCGCCGATGCCCTCGCTGGCGCCGTCCGTCGTGATGCGCTGGAAGCCGTTGGTCGCGTAATAGTAGCTGGTCCCCTGGCGGTTCACTATACTATACGGCGCGAGCGTTCCCTGGCTTGCCTCGATCCTGTGGAATTCCATGATGGCGGCGTCTTGCCGAACGCCCATCTGCCGGACCACCTCGGTCTGGAAGATCAGCCCGCCCTGCTCCCAGCCGCTCAGCCCCATGATGTCGCCGCCGTCGGGGAATTGCTGGCTGTCGGCGTCGCGCTG